TTAGTTAGTCCTGAACCATCACCAACAAAGAAAGCTGCTGATACAGTATCCGCAAAAGTTGCTGAAGTAGCTTTAATACCTGCAAGAGAAACTGTAATACCTGTTGTACTAAGAGCAATTGTAGGATCACCTTCAGTACCATCAGCATTACCAATAGTAATACCTGTTCCAGCAACTAAACTACGTCCGTATACATTACTACCACTTACAGCTACAATGCCTGTAGCACCTGTTAGGTCTGCTACTGCATTAAGAGTAGAAGCATTAGCTGTTAAAGTTACGCCACTAAGTTGAAAAGTACCATTAATATTTACTGCACTATCGCTTAATTGTAGTGGTGAATTAGTAGCATCACCATCTTGTACAGTTTGTAAAGAACTAGTTAGCCCTACATTACCACTTCCTACTTGAAGAAGTTGTTTGTAAGTATTTGCAATTTGTGTTCCAGTAAGTGATGCCATTATATTATATTCCAATAACTGTCTGTGTCTTCCCAAAGAGATGAAGCATTTTGCCAATCAATATTACGATCATTATTAAGTTCTGGTCGTGGATTGCGAATTGCTGGATTATCTCGTACATCAGGTGTATGATTTTGTGGATGGTTCTTTAAATCAAAAGCACCATCGTAATCTGTTGGGCAAACAAGCATTCCATAGCTGTTCATTTTTAGTACCCTATGAGGATACCTAAAACCGCACGTATCGCATATTGCTAATGCTCTTTTAGTGCTTGCCATTCTTATTAAACTCTATTTAAATTTGGTATTATACGCAAACTTGATCTTTCTCTATCTTCATCCATTGCCCTAGCTAGACGTTCTTCATACTCAGCTTTAAGAAACTGTATACGTCCACCTTCTACACCGGGACGTTTCATTGACATAAAATATGATAGTCCTGCTGTAAGGCATGGATAAAAACGTCTTGATATATCTGCAGTTTGTATTGCTGATTTATTTACATCTTGAGTATAACGTACTTGTTCAATTTTTAAAAGGTCTGTTGTATTTTCAGGAATAGGCCATAAATACATAACAGGATTATTTCTATTACGTCTAATAGCATATTGAGATGGACGACCTGTTTGACCCTTACGTGGAATTTTAAGATATTCTTCCATTGTGATACGTTCTAGTTGAAGATCAGTATCATCACGATTAAGAACAACTTCAAGAACATCTACAGTACTATCAGCAAGTTCATAAGCTGTTACACTAGTAGATACAGAAACTGTAGTTGTGTTTGCAGTCCAAAGAAGTACACCTCTATTTTGCCAATCTTGAAGTAAAAGGTTAATAGAACGACGAGCAGACTTAGGTTCATGTCCTAGTGTCTGCTCACCACCAATCATTTCTATTGCTTCTTGGATAACTTCGTCAATATCCATTGAGAAGTTATATGTGCCTGAAGTAGTCATTATACTCTAAACCTTCTAGTTTTTCGTGCTATCTTTTTTGGCTGCTTCACGAACTGTTTCCCGGCAGCAGTCCCTTTTCTCTTTGCTCTGGTGGTCGCTGCATATTCCTTTGACGACAGGGACTTGATTGCTTTCTCCGGTAAATATCTTTCTCCCGTTTTGCCAGATGGTTTTCCCGACTTGGTTTTCCATTTTTGCTTGCTCCACTTTGAAAGTTTATTAGTAGACTTTTTCTTACCACTATAAGTTCCACCAGAATCTTTGTAGTACTTAACAGCAAGTTGCATAGCTCTGGCAGAATGTTTACCACCCATCTTACGCTTTGCTTTAGCTTTTGCCGCTGCCCACTTCTTTGGGTCACGTTTAGTAGCTGTACCTTTAGTAGCCATATTCTATTATTTCCTTTAAGGACGACGAGCTTTTTTCTTTTTAGTTTTTACCTTCTTTTTCTTTTTAGCAGGTGGTTTCATTACTTGTTGACTGATTGATGATCTACCTATAGCCATTAACACCTCCACCGCTTACGTGCTTGCCTTAAACGACTATTAGGATTTTTAGCAGCTTTTGGAAACTTCTTCATTTGTCCTGCTGATCTAGCACAATACGATTTACGCCTTGCTGCTCTTTTACCTGTAGGTTTCTTTTCGGTTACAGCAGTTTTTAATTTAGAGCCGGGATTTTGCCTGCGATACTTAGCAACTCCCTTCTTGGTCATTCCTGCACCAGATTTAGTAGGACGTTTGTCACCACTCTTGATGCTCATGCCCTTCATACCAGTGCCTTTACGTTTACGTACAGCCATTAATGTAACCTCAATAGTTCTTTAACTTTCATTATTTTAATGCTACAATTATTTTCCCATTAGTGCTTTTACTGCTTTAGTGCATCGGAGACTAATACATTTTAAAATACGAATAACTACATGAGTAGGACAAAATTTACAATCACAATTCATTACTTCATCACCTTTCCACCGCCACGAAGAGCAGCACCACAACCACGACCAATTTTACCACCAGATTTACGATAATTAACTTTACCACCACTCATTTTTTTAGGCATATTGTCCATATCATAAGTTACACTGCTGTCTACATATACTTCAGGATTTGAAGATTTTTTTGTAGAAGTAGGTACTTTAGGTTTGCGTTTTGGTTTAGGAACATTTTTTTCTTTTGCTCCTTTTGCTCTTTCTTTATCTGCTGCAATTTCAGCAGGAGTACCTTTAATATCTCTGACAGTATCTTTACGCCTAGTAGGCATAGTTTTACCCATAGAGTCACTTCCAGCTTTCTTTTGCTCACTTGTTTGCTCATAAGCAATAGGAGCAAGAGCAGCACCAACGCCTACTGGAGTAGGGATTATAGGACGGGGTTTAGGAAACTTTTTAAGATTAGTAGGTCTAGAACGAACTTGTCCAGTTTTAGCAGACCTACCTACAACATTAGCTACCTTATTACCTGTAGGTTTTCTTGTACCTAATTTCCCTTTATCCTTAGAATCTTGATTAACAGTAGCTACATTTTTTATGCTACGTGGTTTATCAGGATCAGCTTTTAATACTTCATATCTACCAAGAGTTTTTTTACCCGGATTTTTTTGCCCCATAATAATTCTCCTTAATATAATCTATTATGTGAACAGTTATACTTACCAGTTTTACCGCCACTTTTCATCTTTTTCATATAACCGCCAGCTTTTTTCTTCATAGGAGGCTTAGGTTTACGTTTTGGCTTTGGAACAGGTTTTTTACCATCTTCTATAAATTTAATTCGAGCATCCATATCTTTTTGAGAAGGAATACCCATTTTAATTTCCATTTCCCTATCAGGTAGACCTTTAGTATAAGAAGAATCTTTTTTATTTGACATAATTATTTTCCTTAGTAAAGCCGATTATGTGAGCAATTATATTTACCAGTTTTACCGCCTTTTTTCATTTTCTTCATATAACCACCACCCATTTTCTTCATATATCCACCGGCTTTTTTATAGCCCATGTTATTTCGAACTTTAGTAGGTAGCTTACCTAGAGAATTCATTCTATCTGCAGGAACGTCTTTCATTAATATCTCCTATTATTAATTAGAGTTAGCAACAAGATTATCGTCTGCACCTGCAGGACTTGCTGGAGCTTGCATATCATCACGACGAGTTCTACGTGCTTGATTACGTTGTAGTTCAAGTAGTTGAGAATACTGCTGCTGATATAGTGTAGCAGTCTGATAATCTTTTTGAAACATTGAAGCTTCAATCATGCAAGCATTAAAAAGAAGATCATAACAGTAGTCACTAAAATAGTTTGTATTTGATACTGAAGTAAGAGTTGTGGGACGTGACACATAAACCACCTCTCCAGCATACGTAGAAGCTGCTGTAGGGGCTATCAGTACCGTAGAGTTATTCCTACGCCCATAATAGATAGGTTCGCCTGTAGAGGCGCTTACAGGCCAGTAATCGTTAATGTATTCATCTGTACGCATAAGAAGGTTAATTTTAGTACCATTACTAGTAATATTAAAATTCTTTACAATGCGTGTTCCAGTAGGTAAAGTAATTTTATTATTACCAGAAGATACAGCTACAGAAGTATATGATACTAAACCATAGTCATCTAGGTCTTTGACCAAGCGTTCTTCTGCTCTATTCGTCATATTAGGAATAAAGTTCAGGAACTCAGTGCTATCATTTTCTGTAGCAGCAATTAGTTCATTGACCAGATAAGTATAGTTAGCCATAAAATACAGCCACCGTAGCAGTAGATGTAGGAGCGGAAACTTTTACTGTTCCATTCATTTGAATACCTAGATCAGTAAAAAATATCTCAGAAGCGTCACTTGCAGTTGTCATAGCAAATTTAATATTATTACCTTTAATATTGCCATAAGCATCTGTTGATGTTCCTGTAATTAGAAAAGTTCCTACACCTGTAGCATATACTGAACGAATGCGCGTATCAGCAACTGTTACACTTGATGTTACATCAAGAACTGCACCACTGCCTACAATGAAGCCCTCACGAAGAGTTGTTGTCATATCAGCCTCTTTAAATTTTTAAGTATTAATACTAGAAGTATTATAACACTAAGGTTATAAATAAAAAAGGCAAAGGAGTGTAAAAAGATTTTAGTCCTTTTACACCCCAATGCCTTAGTCTAGTTCCTCAGATTTTTAGGAAGAACCTGAAGCACCAAAGAAGCCACGCCAATCGGACCAGCCGAAGCTATACCGTTCACGAGCTTTGTAACGTAGATTTCCTGTGTCGAAATCTGGTTCCATCTTTGTTGATAGAGGTGCACGAACAAACATCTTTGTACCATTAGGAACATCAGTCTTGAGATACCAAGCGTTTGTGTCGGTGAACCGACGATTAACAAAGAAACCACCGGGAACAAGACCCTGATTACGGACTGAGTTGATCTTGTTCTGGTTGGTTGCGCCGATGGAAGTGTCATTGGGGTTTACACCAATAACAGTTGTCATCTGGCTGTTTAGAATCTGGTCTGCTGTAAAAGCAAGATCAGAAGGAACATGAAGCGACTCAGCTTGTGCTCCAATTAGAATACCACGATCATCTTTAGTCTTTGAGATTGTAATAAGAGCAGTCTCAAGTGAAGCTTCTGATAGATCGGTAGCACCTAGTGTGTTGGACTGATTTCCATCTCCAACAGTAGGATGAGCAGCGGAGAATAGTGGAACACCATCACCACCGTTATAAGAAGTATTAAAACCACTGTTGAAAACATCAGCAGCTTTTACTTGCTTAGTGTTTGCCATGGCACGGGCAAGACCGCGTGCACGAAGTTTGGCAAAGGTATCATAGAGGTTATCTTCCATAGCTTCTTCAGTAACAGCAAATGCAAGAGCGACTGTTTCTGCTGTGTAACGAGCAGTGTAGCCTTCTTGTGCATCATCATACTGAACTGCAGCACCTTCACCTTTTACAGGTGCAGTACCAAAGCCGGTGAAAAGAACTTCTTCTTCAAACGCACGATCTGAGTTTTCAACTTCGTAAAGTGGCTCATGTTCGTTGTCCACTTCACCATATTCAATACCAAAGATAGCGTTTAGGCCGGGAAGAAGTTCCTTGGCAATACTAGCGCGATTAATAGCCATTTTTTATATACTCCTTCTCTTAACCAGCAGGTGGTGCAGAAGTACCAGCACACACAAAAGCATCATAGTGACGTGCAATACGTACTTCTAGCTTTGGGAATGCGCGTTCTGCAGCATCATTAATGTCATTACCGGGTTCGTTGATTACGGCAACTGGACGAAGCATTGCACTAGCTGTTGTGCGAGTACCTGCTTCAAGACCGAAACCTGAACGACCAGTAACAGTTGAACCTGAACCTAGAGTGACATTAAAGTTAAAGCCACCATTTATGTCACCAATTGAAACTGAAGCATCAGCTTGAATTTCGAAGGTAGCATTAGGATCATCAACAACCATTGCCTGAGCATCAGTTGCAGAAAGACCAGCAGTCCAATAATTAGACCACTTAGGTTCTCCGTTTTCCACATAACGGCAACCAGTAAAGACACCGATTGCTTTTTGTGTAATTGTAACTAGGGCTACGATATATCCGCCTGATTGTGAAACAATATCACCATTATAAAACGCAGGGGTTGTACCTGAAGCGATTGGGTATTCATTCATACCAGAACCGTTAGGTGCGCCACCGCGACGGCGGGAAGGGCGTAGACCAGATAGTGCTTTAGTAGTACTCATAGTACACTTTCCTTTCTATGCTTTATACAAGACATGTACACTAGTAGCCTTAGTTGAGGTGAACAAACTTTTGTCTAGTCCTGAAATTTAGCTTGTTTACCACGACTTACTTGTGTACGGCTATTATTTGAGATCGGCATACGAGAATCTGAACTACTCATTAGTTGAGCATTAACTGCTTCAACCATTTCTCGGCTACGCCCCTCATAAAATTCTTGACGAGATTGTGCAAGTTCTTTAGGCATTTTTGCTAAAGCCAAGTCTCCACGACAGACTGCACCTGCATATCGTCCTCCCTCTCTCACGTCAGAGGATTGTAACATTTCTGGAACTTCTTCAGCCTGTACAAATTCCCAACCTTCTGCTGTACGCTTACCTACATTCTGGTAATCTTCTTGATTACGTAGAGTAATACGAATCCAACGTAACGCCATACCTTCACTGGCATGTCGTTTAATTACAGAAGATGGAATTTCAAGCCAATTAGGCTCTTCAAAAGTTGTACGTCGCTGTGTAACTTCTCTAGTTTTGTCACTACGTGAGTCATTTCGTGTTGTCATTGTATCTTTCCTTCCACGCTTAATTGTTATAAATTTCTGTATATTCGCCATCAGCAGAATCTGCCTTTAGCTTTTCTGCAGCAAATTTTTCAAGTGGTATACCCCACTGGTTAGCTCGTCTAACATCTTCTGGTGTTAGCTTAACTTTATTACCTCGTGAAGTTTGCGGTGTGCGTGAAGCACCTGCAACTACTTGAGCAGAATTTGACGGTGTATCCTGCAACCGTGGTGTAACTTCTTTTTCTTCCTGTTGTACGGCAGGAGAAGGAGAAGCATCTTCATACTTATGAGGAAACTGATTACGTAGTCTTTGATCAATTTCCTCATAAAAATCGTCATCAGTAGGATCGTAACCCTCTGACTTTAATTCAGCATCTGCAGCTAGTGCTGCTGCAGTCATGATCTGGTCTTGACCAAACCAAGGATTTTTACTAGCCCAAGCTACAGCTTTAGGATCATACTCCTGTTGCTGTTGTGGTACATGCTGTTCAACTGTTTGACCCGCAGCTTCAAGACGTGCATTATATTCTTCCCACGCCTGTTGCTGCTGTTGAATAACCATAGACTCAGCATAAGCCTTAGACATTTCCTCTTGAGCAGCAAGCATACGATCTGTATCACCAGAATCTGCAGCTTGTTTATAAATTTCTTTAGCTTGCTCAATACGATTAGTAAGTTGTCCTGATGTACTATCAATATTAGTTTTAAGACTATTAGATAGTTCTTTTTCTCTTGTTTGAACAGAAGTACGTAAATTATTTACTTCTGAACGTAACTTTTCAATTTCTTCTTCTCGTTCTTTACGCTGACGAATAAGTTGTTTAATACGTTTTTCAGCACCCTTTGTTTTAATTCCCTCTAGTTCTTCTGGAGTTTCTTCTACTTCAGGTGCATTATTTTGCGGTTCTTCCTTATCAATAACATTTTTTTGTTTTGTTTTATGAACTTCTTCTTTTTCTACAGAAGAAGGTTCTTCAATTTCATATTCTACTTCTGTAGGAGAAGTATCAGAATTATCTGATACATTAATTTCTGACCATTCAGATAGGTCTACTTCCATCTCTTCTTGTGGTTCGTTACTGGGAAAC